GGAAATCAAATACTATTCTTGGGCATTTCAAAATAACTTAGAAACTAGAGAGTCATATCTTAGAAAAAAGAATCCTGATTTAGGGGAAGAAGAAATACAAGGCATTGTAGAAAAGCTTGATACTGAGGGAAATACCGAAACTGATGATACGCAATCTATTATAGACAAAATAGGAGAGCAAGTTGGCTAATTTTGACTTCTATAGTGCCGAAATAAGCAAGATACAAGATGAGCTCGTACAAAAGGTCGGGAAACTTGTTAAAGGTCTTACAAAGCTCAACAATACAGAAGTTATGCGTATTGCTAAACAGATAGACTTCTTTAATGAAATGGAAAAGTTAGGATACACAAGCTTAATGGCGAGAGTCAGTCAAGAATACGACGACGAGATAGTCAATGTATTCAAAGAGCTTAGCAAAACTGAGTTGTCGCAAGTTCCGTCAGCGAGTGTACGAGTTTTAAACGAACTTAAAGAGTTTGATATTGATTATTTAACAGGACAAGCTAGGCAATATGCAACGCAGTTAAAGCAATCTATGTTGAGAGGTATAATAACAGGACAAACAAATGAACAAATTATAGCAGGTATAACAACTTCTTTTGGTGTAGGCAAATTTATAAGTAGTAGCGAAGCTTCTTTTTTGTTAAATGATGCGTTCGCAACTTTCTCTAATGCTAGTAGAGCAAAAGCTTTCGCAGACTTTCCTGATATAAAGTTTACATACATAGGTCCCGATGATGATGTCACGAGGGAAACTTGTCAAAGTGTGCTTGACTTAGTTGCTGAAAAAGGTCCGTTTACTCAAAAAGAAATAAATGCTATAACTATTGAGGGTTTTGGGGGATTTAGTAGACGAGGCGGATATAATTGTAGACATAACTGGGTAAGAGTATGACATTGGGTAAAATTGTAAAACCTAATTCTAAACTTATGCGAAAATTAGCGTTTGATGCTATTGATAAAATACAAAAAGACGCATCTGAGGGAAAATTTCAAAACAATAAAAGCGGTTTACCATATAGAAGCGAATCTTATAAAAGATATAAAGCAAATGGTATGCGTGGAAAGACGGGCGTAAAATTAAAAAAATATAGAAATCAGGCAACTGACACTCAAACAGCTTTTGTTAATATGAATTTAACTGGAAGAACTTTAAGAGGTATGAGAGGCACAGGAAAGACTGATACTGCAATCATTACTTATGATAGAGGGGAGATAGTGTTAGGCAATAAAAATAGAAAGCCACACGGATACGATATTTACGACTTATCAGAGAAAAATAAAGAATTTATAGCAGAAAGATTTACACAAGAACTTTTAGATAGAAACATAAAAAAATATGTATCTAAAACAACTACAATAAAATAAAAAAAAGGGGGACAGATGTCCGAAGATAGTAAAATAGTAGAAGAGCAAGCAGTAGCCGACGCTCCTACAACAGATAATAATGGTCAAGTACCAGAAGTTGGCGAATATATTGCAGAAAGCAAAAAATATCGTCAAAGAGCTCAAACAGCAGAGGCTGAGTTAAATGAACTCAAAGAAAACCTCAAACTTCAAGAAACAAAACAACTTGAAGAAAAAGAGGAGTTCAAATCTTTGTATGAAAGTATGAAAGCTGAAAACGAAAAGCTAAAACCAATCGTAGACAACTTTGAAATACAAGAAAAACAAAGACGAGAACATCTGTTGTCCCAACTTTCAGATGATGAACAAGAAATCTATGTAGACCTCCCAACATTAAAGTTGGAAAAGCACATTGAAAGATTGGGTAGTAAGAAAGTGCAAGTATCTGACGCCAAAGAAGTAGTGAGTTCAGGCAAATTTGCTGTAAACACTAAGTGGGCTGACCTATCAGAAGCTGATAAAGCAGAAGCTAGGAAGAATCCTACACTTTGGAAACAGATAGTAGAGGGTTATAGAAATTAAATCTTAAAAAGGGGAAATAACAAATGGCTGATGGAAATGTAACTCCAACAACAGCTGCTAATTTTATTCCAGAGATGTGGAGAGATGCAATCCTTGACTACGCAGAAAGAAAATTCGTTCTTCGTAATCAAGTGCAAGACTTCTCATCAATGTTAGCAGGTGGCGGGGACATCTTAAACATACCAAAGGTTACTGAAGAAACTGCTGCAGCTAAAGGTGCAGGAAGTGCAGTAACATATACTAACAATACTGATGGTGTTATTCAATTATCAGTAGACCAACATCATTATGAAGCTAAAAGAATTGATGATATCGTAAGAGTTCAAGAGAGTGCTGATTTGTTCAACGCTTATTCTCGTTCTATGGGATATGCATTAGCGAAAAAAGTTGAAAACTATATCGCTGCATTAATTCAAACTGCATCAGGCAACGATGTTCAACTAGCTACTGATGACACAATGACAACTGCTCTTGTAAGAAGCGGATTAGAGAAACTTCTTGACGCAGGATATGACTATGGCGATGGCAATACATTTATGTATGCTTCTCCAAAAGCATATATGTCTTTACTAGGATTAGGGGACTTTACAGAATCTCAAAAAAGAGGCGATGCTGAGAATCCTAATGTGACTGGTAGATTAATTTCAGCTTATGGCATGGAATTATTCCCAAGCACAGACTGGTCTGAGGGCGGTACATCATCAACAGAAACTGCTTCTATTTTTAGAAGTGAATCTGTTTATTTTGCACAACAAGTTGCACCTCGTGTTCAATCATCATACGATATTGACCACTTAGCTACTTCAGTTGTGGCTGATGTTTTATTTGGAGCTGCTTTATCGCACGCTGCTAATAGTACATCACTTGGTATTGTTAACTTCAACAATGTTGACTAACAATATTGCGTGAAATCGCTAAAATATGGGGCTAATCTAGTGTTAGCCCTATATTATCACTAAAAAAAATTTTAAAGGGGAAATAGATGCCGATATACGAATATAAATGCTCTTGTGGTAAGCAGTTTGACACTATACAACGAATAAATGATGAAAAGCTTGTAAAATGTACGAAAAATATACACAATTGCGATGAAAAAGGAAAACTGACAAGATTAATCAGCAAACCTATGATTATTTCAGATGATATCGGTAGAGGTTTCAAGCGTATGACCGACGATAAAATTAGAAAAGAATTGGATATTGATTAATGAGTTCTAATACAAATTTAGGCAACACTCCTGTAAATCAGGGCTATGTTCAGTTAATACACACAGGAGAAACTGGTGGAATAACTACTACATTACAGTCTTTGTATGACGGCGACGGCACAGCTAGCGATTTACAAATTGCAAGTAATAAGGTTAAAGTATCTACAGAACTATTTATAGGTAGTAAAACTTTAAGTCTATTTATACAAGATACTGTTGGTGCTATGTTTAGTGGCAATACGGAAACTAACATATCTGTAACTTATCAAACTTCTGATAATACCATAGATTTAGTTGCAACTGGTGCTATTACAGGATTAACTGGTGGTACTGGTATAGACATAACTGGTTCAGGAAACTTAACTGTAGCAATAGATTCCACAGTTGCTACACAATCTTATGTAAATACTCAAGTAGCTAATATAGTAGATTCTGCACCTAGTACATTAGACACTTTAAATGAATTAGCAGCAGCTTTAGGCGATGACCCTAACTTTGCTACAACTACAGCAACTAACATTGGAACTAAGTTATCTAAGGCATCTAATTTATCAGATTTAACAAATGCATCAACTGCAAGAAGTAATTTAGGATTAGGAACTGGTGCTGTTTTAGATACTGCAGCCGTGTCAAATGGTGCTACAACTTTGGCTACTGGTAATGCTATTTATGACCATGTAACTACAAGAATAAGTGGTAAAGTAGATACAAGCGGTAGTCCTGTTGCTCAGGAATATGCAAGATTTACAGATAGTAATACTATAGAAGGTAGAAGCTATGCAGGAGTAAGAACTGATTTAGGGCTTAATATTGGTACTAATGTACTAGCTCACGACGATTATTTACAAACCATTTCAGATTTAAATCCATCAGCATCTGAAGATGGTAAAGTATTATCCTGGAATGAAGGCAACGAAACTTATGAATTTTCTGATAAGCTATCACCTAATGGCTCAACAGCTAATGGATTACTAACTTATAATACTGCTACACTAGCAGATGTAGAGCAAAATCTTACTTTTAGTAGTTTGACTTTACAAATACCAAGTGCAAGTGGTAAAGTATCTGTAGATAAAATTGAGGGCTATTCAAACAATACTAACTCTCTATCTCTTAATGATGACCAAACTTTAGCAAATAATATGGTTTCATTACAATCCATTAATCATATCAACATAATGACTGACGGAAATAATAATGGTACTGGTAATTTTAAAGTTTTTAATGGTAGTTATGATGTAGATACTGCAGATTTAGCATTTCAAGTTGGTTCAACAGGTAATGCTTTTTTTTATGGAGATGTAACAATAAGTGGTAGTGGAAAGTTGAAAGTTCCAACAACTATAGAACATGTTGGAGATAGTGATACTTATTTATTTTTTACTAATGATAGAATAAGATTATATGCGGGCGGTAATTTAAAAATAGATACAGATGTTGATTATGTAACAGGTACAAGAAGTATAACACCAGTATCTCAAAGAGGTATTTCAGGCGGTGGAGATTTAAGTGCAGATAGAACAATAGAATTAAGTGCATCTCAATTAGGCTCTGGTACACTTAATACAACCGACAAATTAATATTGTTTGACGCAAATGATAGCGATATTCCTAAAAAATTTACTGCACAAGATATATTTGATACTATATCAGGTGCTGTTACAATTTACTCAAACACAGGAGATAAT